ACGTGGTTGCTTAACTCACGTGCGGTCCGCAGTTTAGAACGACTGAAACACCGGCTGATAAATCAACCGGTCGAGACGTCGCATGCCATTAAGGCAGCTGCGGGCGACGCGAGGGACTGGTACTTTGAGAAAATCTCAAAGCCCAGTTCGCACCTCATTCGCCCCCTAACCGAACGGTGGATGGGCCTCGTATTTTCATACGTTGCCCGTTCACTGCCTGCTCCACTGACGACGGGGGATGGGATACCTGACTTAGTCAAGCGTCTCACTACTCCCCCGCCGCCGGTGGATTCCCGATGGAAACCTTGGTTAAGGCGATACTTTAATAAGTTCGCCCCTACCGACGGGTCTAGGGCCAACCTAGCGACGTACCCAAGTGGGCATGCGGCGCTGGGTTATCCCCGCGTGACAGGTGGTCACGCGACAGCGGTCAGGGACTTGGTTTGTCTAGGATATATCGTAGACTGTGCCAAGCGCGATCCCAACTTCGGTTCATACCCGCCTAAACCTCTTAAGAAGAGGAAGGGGGGTGTGCCTCGCAGTAGAGATATGCATGGATTGACGTACGCTGAGCTAATAGCCCAACGTGAACCGGCAGTCCATTCCGCACATGACGCGCTGATTGTAGGTTGCTTGTGGGTGTTGGATAACATCGAAGTCGTCCCAGTCCTCCCATTGGAGGCTGGCGAGAAAGGTCTAAAGACCCGATTTCCGACGTGTTCCCTCACTGCTTGCAACCTGGTCCAGCAGATCCTCCGCAGGGAGATTGACCACTATTTGGTCAATGACCCAAGGATAGCTGAGAGCCTTGGAGGCCCGAAACGTCCAAAAGTTGGACGCAAGGGACCCTTCTACTCTCAGGACATGTCCTTCGCCACCGATTATCACCCATTTTGGCTGACAAGGGCGGCGTACGAAGTACTTGCTGAACGTGATGATAGGCTACAGAAATACTTACCATATTATGATAAGATTTTCGGTAGTAAGGCCATTGTGGTTAATACTTTCTCCGGTGCACACCTAGTGTACCCTGAGTTAGCACCCTATGACTACCTATCACCGGAGGACCTACAGGCTCCTCCGCTCCCTCCAGAGGTTGCATACGTCTACCCAATTTGGGATAGCCGTAGGCCAGTTTGGGAACGGGGCCGCGCTTATTTAATGCGTGGCCCCGATGGCCAACTGGTACCTGTGGAAGGAGATGTCGGGTTGGGTG